TATGGAACAATCATTTGCCGTTCAATGGAAAAGCCTTCAACCATTGTTGGCTTCAAGATTGCAAGGGCGCTTGTTGACGAAATTGACACGCTTCCAAAGGCCAAAGCCAAACAAGCATGGATCAAGATAATTGCCAGAATGCGCCTGATTGTGAAGGGCGAAATCAACAGCATTGGAGTAACAACAACGCCTGAAGGCTTCTTGTTCGTGTATGAAACGTTCAAGAAAGACCCAAAAGAATCATATTCAATGGTTCAGGCTTCAAGCTATGAAAACGCCAAATATCTGCCTGAAGATTATATTCCTTCATTGCTGGAAACTTATGACGAAGTGATTGCAATGGCGTACATCAGGGGGCAATTTGTAAACCTGACAAGCGGAAGCGTGTATCCTCATTTTGACCGTGATCGCTGCCATGTTCCTGCAAAATATCGGGAAGGTGAACCACTACATATAGGCATGGATTTCAACGTTCAGAAGATGGCCGGTTGCGTGTTCAATGACAGAAGTGAAGGCATTGATGAATTCATGAACTATGCTGACACGCCGGCAATCATTGTTGCCATACAAGAAAAATATCCAAATTCCACAATTCACATTTATCCAGATTCATCAGGCAAAGCAGGAAGTTCAAAGGGCGCAAGTGAAACTGATCACAAGCTATTGCAGGCGGCAGGCTTTGCCGTGTATGTTGATTCAACAAATCCGCGCGTTCGTGATCGCATTATCACGGTGAACAAGCGGTTTGAAGATGGAACAATCAGGATGAACACGGAAGCCATGCCGATTTCAACGGAAGCGCTGGAACAGCAGGCATTTGACAAGAACGGTGAACCAGACAAGAAAACCGGCCATGATCACGCAGCTGACGCGTTTGGCTATTTTGTTTGTTTCAATCACGCATTGTCATTCATAAAGCAACGGGCAAGGAGATTTTTCAAATGAAACACAACCAGCTTGGAAGGTTCAGAATTGACAGTTTAATGATGGCAACGCGGCTTGATGATGTTGCCGAAATGATGAAAGGCCTTGTGATAAAGCGCATTAGCCTTGCAATTGAGTATGACGCGGTTGAATATATGGCCATTGGTGAAACTTTTGATGAAGTTGAACAGGGCGGTTTTATTCCGCTTTATTTTTATGAGATAACAACAGAAAACGGGAAAATCGTTTCTGGAAAATGGGTACGGTAAGGGGTAAGGATCATGGCAGATTCAACAAAAAAGCAGACATTTGAACGGCATCCTGACGCAGCTGGAAAGGTGGAACGTTGGGAATTCTTGGAACGTTCATACGCTGGCGGCGCTGAATATAAGGAAGGCGCATATCTTGTTCAGCACGAACGCGAAAGCAACGCAGGCTTCAAGCGGCGCGTTGAACAGGCCATGTTCGTGAACCTTTGCGCGCCTGTTGTTGATCTTTACAACGGTTATCTGTACCAGCCAGAACACAAGCGTTCATTCAATAAGCTTGGCAAGAACAAGCTGTTCATGAACTTCCTTGAAAACGTTGATTTTGACAATCATGACTATGATTCATATATCGAACAGCTTTCACTTCGCGCTTCAGTCTTTGGCTTTGTTGGTGTGGTGATAGACAAGCCTTCTGAAGCAACGGCGGCAACGCTTCAGCAACAGATTGATCAGGATTTGCGGCCATATCTGATTTATTATGAACCTGAAGCCATCTTTGATTGGACACGAACAGTCATTGCCGGCCGCAGGGTTCTGACGCGCCTTGTGTTGCTTGAAGAATCAGGCAAGAAGGGCGTGACGCGGTACAAGGTTTGGACGCGTACAGATTGGAAGGTTTACGAACAGAAAGACAGGGAAGAAGCCAAAGCAACAGGTGAAGAAGGCAAAAATCCGCTTGGTGAAATTCCGTTTGTGATCATGCCTAATAATTCGCCGCTTGGTGAAGCGCCTTCTTCTGATCTGAAGGATATTTCTGACGTAAACCGTGAAATCTATTACATTGATTCGCTTGGCCATGAAATCATGGAAGGAACAGCGTTTCCAATGCTGGAAATGTACACATCGCCAAATCCACTTGGAAAAGATCAGGGTGATGTTGAAACCGGCGTTGGAAGCCTTCTTGAACGTGATCCAAATGACACGGTTGGCGCGCGTTGGGTTGAACCGCCACATACATCATTGCCGCACATGCTGGCATGGCGTGAAAAGTACATTGAAAACATCAGGGAAATTGCAAAGACAAACAGCCAGCAATCAACAGGACAGGCGCAATCCGGCGAAGCCTTGAAGGTTCGTTTGCGCGCATTGACAACAATCCTGACGAACAAAGCAACAGCGCGTGAACAGGCTGAAATGAACATTTGCCGCCTTTGGGCGCTTTGGGAAGGCATAAAATCTGACGTAGAAATTCGCTATGAACGCAAATTCAACGTTGATGATCTGGCCGCTGAAATTGATATGGCTATTGCGGCGCGTTCTGCCGTTCCTTCAAAGACATTTGCGAACCTTCAGGGAATGCAGATTGTTGAAAAAGTCATTGAAGACCTTTCTGAAGAAGACAGGGAAAAGATCAAACAGGAACTTAAAACGCCGCCTTCATCCTTTGGAAGTGAGTGATAAATGCCGGTTAGAACGCAGGGGTTCAACGCCGTCCTGATGAAGCTTGGAAGGCTATCTGATGCGCCTGATGGAACGGCGCTGAAGATGGCAGCAGCGGCAACTGATATGGTCAAAACTCACACGTTGGCCGGCAAGGATAAATATGGAAGAAGCCTGAAGCGATATTCAGCTTCCTATCGCAGCAGCATGACGCGGCGCGGCAGGAAAGGCAGAAAGGTTGACCTATTCGACAAGGGCGAAATGTTCAGGGCGCTGATGTGGAAGAAACGCGGTTCACGGGGCGCTGTTGTCTTCTTCAACCGCGCGGAAGAAAATGTGAAGGCCTTGACCCACAACAGCGGCAAAAAGGGTTCAGAAACGGTTTCAGCGCACAAGCGCAAGATGAAGACGGCGTTTGGCAAGAAGATAAAGCCAATAACGGTGAACGTTCGGCAGCACAAAAGGCAGGTTGACCTTCCAAAGCGGCCGTTCTTTGGCCTTCAGAAAGGTGAACGCGCCGCGCTGGTGAATTACCTTGAAAACGAAATCAGAAAGGTGATAAAAAAATGATTCCTGAAAGCCACTACACTTCAAACGAAAAGCGCATCTTGCAGGCTGTTGCGGCGGTGAATAATCAAATTTCAGTGATGGTTCAAAGCCTGTTGAAAGTTGATGGCGCTGGAAGGATCAAATCAACTGCCGGAAACATTCAGCGCGCAAAGCAAATGCAAAAGGCAATCATGAAGGAAATGACGCAGGGCGCGTTCAAGGATGAAATGAACAGCCTGATTGGAACGTTTGGCAAAATTCCTGACTATGCAACGGAAGCATTTCAAGAAGTGAGGTTGCTTCCTGAATTCGGGCAGGCTGATGATGAAATGGTTCGCATCATGGCCAATGACACGCTGAATGAAGTTTCCGCAATGGCTACGCAATGGGCTGGCAACATAAATTCCGCCGTATATGCCGGCGCTATCGCAGGAACGCCGCGCAAGGAACTTCTGAAGCAAGCTGAACAGCTGTTGATCGGGCATTCTGACGTTCGTGGCCGGCCAATGGTCAACTATGTTCAGACGATTGTGAACACGCGCATTGCAGAACTTGATACGCTTATGATCCTTCGCAAAGGTGACGAACTTGGCATTGAGCGTTGGCGCTACACTGGAAGCACAATCCGAGATTCAAGGGAATGGTGTGTTGATCACGCCGGCAAGATATTCACCAAAGAAGAAATTGAAGAATGGCGCGACAAGAAATGGAATGGCAAAAAAGCCGGTGATCCATTTGTCACGCGCGGCGGCTGGAATTGCAGGCATGGATTCAGCCCCGTTCTGGTTGAAGCTGAAGTCAAGCCAAAAGAACCAGCGCAGAAGAAGCCAGTGAAGAAGCCAGTGAAGAAGCCGGCCGCTGATAGCCGGCCTATTCCAAACATTGATTTTGGCTACAAGGGAAAATACAACAAGCATGTTAAAGGCTTGCGGCCTGATGCGTTGCGCGTGATTGATGCCCTTCCGCAACCAAATGAGATTGTTTCAGGAAAGGGCGTTTATTACACGAACGCCAGAAGGGTTTCAGCGCCATTGAAGTCAACAAGAACGTTCTTGCATGAATATGGCCATTTTATTGACAATCACCTTGCCGGCGGCTGGAACTTCACTTCCAAAACAAGGCTATATGATGCGGCGCAGGCAGACGGCAAGAAGCTTGGCCTTTCTTGGGGCGGTGGCCTTGGTGGTCATGATAAAGTGAAACGAAGAATGGAAGTGTTGGAAGAATTCAAAGCCAAATGGAAAACAAGAACTGAAGTGTTCTTTGCTTCAGGAAGAAGAAAGGGGCAGCTGAAACATATCACGCAAGGAGCGCCTGAAACGCACAGGGGATTCAGTGATATAATTGATTCAATGTCAGATGGCTGGTTCTATGATCGGTTGAGAATGTCAGGGCATGGTGGCCGCTATTATTACGGAAACGTTGAAAATCAAATGACAGAAAACTTTGCCAACTTGTTTCAAATATGGTCACAAGAAACACACTGGGAAGAAGCAACGCAGCTTTTTCCAAATCTGACAAAGGCGTTTGAACAAATTATGAATGAGGTGATCAAGAATGGATAAATATTTTGAAGAACATTTCAAGGTTTTTGGCGTTGCGCCGGTTATTATCGGCCTGAACTGGGATGATGAAGGGGCAACAATTGATGGAATTGTTGATGCAATTGACAACGGCCAGCCTTATAGTGAGATTGACCAACTCACAGAAGAAGAAAAAATCCTTTATTCTGAAGGGAAGTTGAAATTCTAAAAAAAAAGGGGCTGACTATATGAAACCAAAGTTTTTGAAATTTGATGATCCAGATGAATTGATTGGACACCTTCACCTTCTTGATGTTTCAGCAATGGCTGTTGCAATCAAGAATGAAGATGGCCAGCTGTTCATCATCTTCAATGATGATCCTTCACTTGAAGACTTAATGAACGAAGTGAAAGACGCAGCTGACGCGTTGCCAGTGGACGTTGAATATGTGACGGTTGGAGAAGAAGAAGATGGCCAGTAAAACAACAACGAACCAGAAAATGAAAGACAGGCATGAAGCTGCAATTCAGGGCGTTCAGGAATATGTTGGATATATTCACGGATTGTCATTTGGTAGGCGTTTCCGCTATTGCTGGAACGTTCTGTTTATAAATATCAAGCATAAAAAGGGGTAAGTGAATGAAAATCAAGCAACCGACAATTGAAGGAAGGTTCTGGCGTATGCCAGATGGTGAACTTGTTCGCCGCATTTATGGCGGAAGTGATGAAACGCCGGAAGAAAAGAACGCGCGCCTTGAAAAAGAACTGAAGGCAGCAAACGGCGAAGCGGCAGCAAACAGAAAGGCCTTGCGTGATCTGGAAAAGGCAACTGAAGGCTTTGACGCTGAAGAATTCGCCAAAATGAAGACAGCGCTGACTGACACCACACGCCAGCAGGATGAAGCGAAAGGCAACTATGAAAAGGCGCTGAAAGACTACAAAGAACAGCATGACGCGGCGCTTCAAGCTGCCAACGCTGATTCAGCAGGCTGGAAGCAGAAGTTTGAAGGTTTGGCTGTTGACAACCAGCTGATTTCTGCCGCTTCAAATGCCGTTGATCCAAAGGCGGCGGTTCTTCTTCTGAAGTCTGATTATCAGTTCAACGTTCTTGATGATGGCAAGGTTGAAATCCTGAAGGATGGCAAGATTCAGTTTGATGAAAAAGGCGCTGCAATTGCACCTTCAGCGCTGATGGAATCATATCTTTCAGAAAAGCCTTGGATGGCCAAAGCCAATGAAAACGCCGGCAGCGGCGGCAACAATCAGCAGAAGGGCAAAGTGAATGATGGCGAGAAGTCAACGCAAGACAAGGTCGCTGATGGCCTGAACAGCCTTCTTGCAGGAAATGCCAGCTAAAAACAGGAAGGGTTTACAAGCCAGAAATGGCGGAATATGCTTGCGGCGTGTCGGACAGTAACCGGCGCGCCGTTTTGCTTTCTGAACGGGATATAAAAACAGAACAGGCTTGAAGCGCATGGCTTGACTTCATTCTAGTGAACAGGTTCACAAAGTTGCCGTCCATTGCGTTGAAGAAACAGGTTTTCGGAGCGTGGTCAATTCAAAGTAAATTGGCCATAGGAGAAAACTAAAATGGCAACTCAAACACTGGCGGAAGCCAAGAAACTTATTAACAACGAAATCGTTCAGGGCGTTGCGGAAGACATTATCACAGTCAATCCGTTCTATGCCTTGCTGCCGTTCACTGGCTACACGGGGCAGGCGCTTGTTCTGAACCGTGAAAATGCCCTTGGTGACGCGCAGGTTCTTGCGGTTGACGGAACTATCACGGCCAAAGCTGCCGCAACCTATGTTCAGTCAACAGTCACTTCAACCAAGATCATTGGTGATGCTGAAATGGATGGTTTGGTTCAGGCGCAGTCTGAATCAGCTGGCGTTGATCAGCTTGCAAATGAAGTTCGTTCAAAGGCAAAATCCATTGGCCGTATCTTCCAGCAGGGTATTGCAACAGGAACAGGTTCTTCACCAGCAATGAACAGCCTTCACAGCCTTTGTGATGCTGGCCAGTACACAACCGCTTCAGCAGGGCAGGCGCTTTCATTTGCATTGCTTGATGAACTTTGTGATCTGGTTCTATCCAAAGACGGACAGGTTGACTTCATCCTGATGCCAAAACGCACAATGCGTTCGTACAAGGTTCTGTTGCGCGCGCTTGGTGGAACTGCCGCTGATTGGGTTGTCAATCTTCCTGACGGCCGCACAACCATTGGCTATGAAGGCATTCCTATCTTCAAAAACGAATACCTTTCAGTAGTTGAAACCGCAAACGGCGCAGCATTGACCGGCGGCGC